AATTAGCATTTACTCAAGGGGTATCTGGAGCATTTGATACTATCGTAGATGATGATAGTACATTTTTAGATTTAGATGGTGGTAGTAGTAATATTGATGGTATTAGAAAAGGTGATATAATTACCTTAATTGGTGTTGATGATACAGCTAATAATTTTGCATCATTAAAAGTAAAAGATGTAGTTGCACTAACTATTACTTTAGACCATTCTGGAGAATTAATACAAGATGCAGATGAAAGTGGAACTCCTGTATTAACAAAAATGTTCCAAGCTGAATTCTATTATGCTAATGAAGGATTAAGAGTTGCAGATAGAGCTTTTGGAGAACAACTACAACCATATAAATATTTATATATTAAACGCTCACATTTTCATGGAACAAGTTCTGTTGATACATATGATAATTGGTTTTCAAAAGCTAATACATTAGCAGTTCCTAGTAACTTAACTATACATGCTTCTAATTATCCTAGTTCAGGTACTGGATTTGAATTTACATTAGCAAGTGGTAGTGTAAATACTGGCTCATGGAGAAGTGCTAAAACATATCAATTTGCATTATCTTTTATTTATGATGAAAGTGGTCAAGAATCATTATTATTTATACCATCATCTGCCAATACTTTTTCACCTACTGCTGATTTTAGTACCATGACTATAGAGTTAAGAGCTAAATCTGCATATGAACCTAGATTATCTGGTGCAAGAATATATTATAGAGAAAATGGAAGTGATGATCCATGGGGATTATTTACAGATATTAGCATGAGAGATGGTGCTAGAACTAAATTATCTAATATTTATAATCCATGGGAAAATGGTAGTGATGGTACAGAAGCTAAAATAAGTAATACTGCATTAATATCTACAGGTCCAAACTTAGAAACATACGAAATATTAAATGGCTTTGGACCTGATGAAACTAAAATTACAATTAGTGGTAACGGAGAAGGTTATAAAACTTCTGTAGTTGCTAACAAAAGAACATTTGTTGCTAATGTAAAAACATTAAATAATGATGGAGAGTTAGTTCAAATGAGAGACAGGATTATGTATAGTCCTGTAAATAAATTTGATACATTTCCAAGAAGTTATTTTGTTGATGTAGTTCAAGGTGATTCAGAAGAATATGTTAAGTTAGAAGAATATTCTGATAGATTATTAGCATTTAAACAAAAAAGATTATATATCATAAATATATCTGGTGCATCATCTTCTTGGTTTTTAGAAGATATAAAAGATTTTTGTGGTATATCACATCAAGGTGCATCTGTAAAAACAGAAGCTGGTATAGTATGGGCTAATGAGTATGGAGTATTTTTATATGATGGTCGTGGTGTAACTAATTTAATTAGAGGTAAAATAAAAGAATCTGAATGGGAATCATTTTTTAATAAAGCTACTGCAGTAGGTTATAATCCTAAAAAATATTATGTAGTTATTTTAAATGATTCATTTGCTACTGCAAATAGTGGTACAGTTTATATATACGATTTTAGAACACAATCTTTTGTTAAAGGCACAGATGCATTTGACAATAGTGTAAACAGGTCTAATATGGTTACTGATTGGAATGGTAATATGTTAGTTGCATATTCTAATAAACTTAGAACTGAGCCTACAATAGATAGAGTTCTTTCTACATGGAATAGTTTAGAGAATAGAGTTTGGCAATCATCTAGTGATAACATAGTAGTAAAAGAATGGTCTGATAATCCAAGAGCTGTAGCTAGTGGTAAATTTAGTATAGCTACAAAAGATTTTGATTTAGGAATACCTGCAAAAGCAAAAAAATTATATGCAGTTACAATTACCTATAAAAGTGATACTGCACAAACAAATCCAGTATTTTATGCAATAGATGGTTCTGATACTTTTGTAGCAATGACTGGTAACATGGAAGTATCTTCTGCTTGGAAAAAACTTAGAGCAGTAGTATCTTCTCCTGTAGAGTTTCAAAGTATTAAAATTAAGATAGAAAATACTACAACCACTAGTACTACTACAGGAATACAAATTAATGACATATCAATAGAATATAGAGCTTTATTTAAGAGAGTAACAAGTGGATAGAATAGAAAGAAGATTAAGAAATTTAGGTCAGCGTAAAGTTGTGTTTTTAAATACACCACCTTCACCTGACCAATTAAATGATGAAGAGCAAGTATACGTTTTATCTCCTAATCAAAATTTAAGATTATATGTAAAAAAGGGAACAAAGCTATACTATAATGAATTTACACCTATAGAGGAAGCTCAAACTAATAACTGGGAGGATTTAACATAATGTCAACTGAAGCAGCTGTTTTATATGCAAAAGATAAAAGAAACTCATACAATAGTTTGTTTGCATCTCAACAAAAACAAAGAGAAAATGTACAAAAACGTAATCGTAGAATGGGTTTGGGTAGACTTGCAGGTTCGTTATTAGCTGGTGCTTTAACTGCTGGTGCTACTGGTGGATTAAGTTTACTATATCAAGCTGCAGCAGTTGGAGCTGGTTCATTTGTAGGACAAAGATTAGCAGGTGGTACTACAAGAAAATTAGACCCTTTAGAAAAAGGAAAGTTTTTTAGAGAAGAAACAGATGCAGCATCAGATGAATATAGTGGAGCTATATCTGATTTAAAAAGACTATCAGGTCAAAGAGCATTATCAGATGCATTTTCTGCATTTGCTTTAGGTGGACTAGATAAAATTCCTGGTTTAAGTGAAGCAGGTCAAAAAATAAAAGGGTTTGCAGCAGGTGGTGCAGAAGGTGGTGTTAGAGATTTAGCTAGAGGTGGTATTAGCAAAGCTTCAAATATAGTAGGTGATATAGCAAAAGGTGGTGCAGAGGGTGGTGTTAGAGATGTAATTAGAACAAGTTTTAATAATCCTTTAACACAAGCTATTGATAATACTGGTGTTGAATTTACAGGAAGTGCTGAACAAAATAGAGCATTAGCACAGAACTTAGGATTAGACCCTAATGTTTCAATAGTAGACCAAATGAAAGCTAAAGGATTAGATAGTAGTTTTGAATCAAGAGCTTCTATGTTTCAACAAGGTAAAGGTTTAGCAAACACAGGGGTAGATATTTCAAACAAAGCAGTTGTTGGAGTAAATGCTGTAACTGGTAATCCAGAATCAATGAAATTTACTGACCCACCTAAAGAAGGAGATTTTAATGTATTACGTGAATTAAAAGAAAATGCAGAGTTAAATCCATTTGCAAATCCTAAACCTCAATCAGGAGATTTTGAATATATTGACCCTTCAGTTGTACCTTTACCATCAGATTTTCTTGGATATGGGCAACAAAAATCTCCATATCCTCAAGACTTAATATCAACAGCATATTTAAATCCAGATTTTGACCAAAGAAATGCAGGGTTTGTACCTGTTACTGAAGCAGGTATTGATTATGAACCAAGAGATGTAGGTAATTATTTTTATGAAAATCCACGAATAAGAAATCGTTCAGATTATAGAGGAGGTTATTAAAATGGCTAATAATCCATTACGTAAAGCACAATTAAATACAGGTTATCAAATGGATTTATCTAATTTTGATCCCTCTGCTCCTAGTACTGAATTTGCAGATATATTAAAAGATTATGATACAGATAAATTAATGGGTGAATATGGAGATTACTTTGATGAGTATGACCCATCTCAAGAAGCTTTTGCACAAAGAGGATTAGCTTTACAAGAAGGTGATATAACTGCACAAGCACAACAACAACAAGCTGGTTTTGATAGAGCAAGTGCAGCTTTAGACTTTGGAGAACAACAACAAAAAGGTGAAAGATTACGTTCAGGTATTGCTTTTGGTTTACAACAACAAGGTTTGCAAAGAGAAGAATCTCAATTAGAAAGACAAGGTACTCAAGCAGTAGACCAAGGTAGAATGAGTTTAATGAATTTGTATGAACAACAACAAGAAAATGTGGGTGGTGGATTTGCAAGTACTGGTAGAGATAGTAGAGCACAAAGAGCTATAGATGCACAAACAGGTGCATTTGATAGTCAATTATTAAACTTACGAGATGCAGAGCAAGGTTTACAAGATAGAGGTCAAATGCTTAATTTAGATAGACAAGCACAATTATCTAGTTTTGAAGGTAGAGATTTTCAAAGAGCTCAACAACGTGGAGAACTAGGAGACCAAAGAAGTTTTGCTCAAGGAGCTACACAAAGAAGTTTAGATAGAGCTGCATTAGGTTTTGAACAAGATGTATATGGTATGAGACAAAGATATGCAGGTGATACAAGAGATACTTTATTAAAATTAATGGATGATGGTGCTGAGTTAGAAAGATTTGAATTAGGTAGAGAAGATTTTAGCCAAAGACAATTTGGTGAAGGTGGAGAAAAATTTTCAGATATGACTGTTGATGAATTTGTATCTGACCCTAATGTTTCTAATGCTACATTTCAAAGTGAATATATAGATGAAAGATTTGGACAAACAGATGGTGGAGGAGTAGGAACATTTGATGCTTTATCTACTGATGCACAAGAGTATTTTGCAGATAGAGAAGGTTACGAAGAAACACAAGCAGGTCAACAATTTTATAAAGATTATGATAATGCACAAGCGAGAGGTTACTAATGGCTATACAAATAACACAAGACCCAATTAATAATTTTATGGATAATCTTCCAAGATATGTTTTGGATTTACGTAGAATAGAACAACAGAATGAACAATTTAATAAAGAATTAGATTTTAGAATGGAGGTTGACAAAAGAAAAGCTATTGCATTTGATGAAAAAATGAAACAAAATCAATATCAAAGTGATTTAATAAAGTCTATGATAGATGCACAGTATAAAAATAATCAAGTTAAAAGAGATGTAGAAGCTTGGCAAAAAAGTAATTCTAAAATAAGAGATGAATGGGAAAATTATGACGAAAGTTTAATTGGTAATTTTAGACAAACTGTGGGTACAGGACCAAAAAATTTATTAGAATTTATGGAAATGAAATCTAAACCAGAAATGAGAGTTAATAGATTTGGAGAAAAATACATAACAAAACAAGCAGATGTTACTCAAGAACAAATAGATAACTATAAACAAATTATAGATAGAGCTACAGTATATGTAGAACCTGAAAAAGTTGAAATACCAGAAGGTCTTATAATGAATGAAAATTTATTAAACTGGGCAAATCAAGCTGAAAAAGATAGAGTAGGAAATATGAATTATGTAAATGATTGGTTAAGAGCACAAGGAGTTATTACTTCAGGTATAACTGATCCCCTAAATTTAGTAGGTACTGAAAGATAAATTAAATAGGAAAATTAAAATGAAACAAGCAGAATATGATAGACTAAGTAGAGCAGTATTTAAATATAATGCTAACCCAAATAAATTTACAGATAATGAAGCAGAATCAATTGCTAAAGTAGCACAAATGCTTGGATTGCCTTTTAAACCTGAAAGCAAAGCTTTACAAAAATTCTTTTTTGATTTAGCAGATACTGCATTACTTGGATTATTACCTGAAGACCAAAGACCTAAATCAAGAGGAGAAGATATATTTGGTGAAACTAGAGGAGAAAGAGCATCAAGTCTTATAGCAAATATTGTAGGTTTATTATCTCCAGGTGCAGCAGGTGTTACTATTGGTGGTAAAATAGCACCTAAACTTGTAGAGGCAGCTAGTAAATCTAATTTGGGTTTAGCAAAACAATTTAGTAGAACTATGAAAGGGTTAAAAAAAGATGATTTAGGTAATTTTATTGTAGATGAAGCAGCTAAAAAAAGAGGATTGCAATTACAAAGTGCTTTTCAACTTGGTACAGAAGGTGCAGTTGTAGCTGGTTTAACAAATATATTAGAAGACCCATTAGGTACTCCAGGAAGAGCAATAACAGGTGCAGCTTTAGGTGGTACATTAGGAGCAATTGCTCCAAGTCTTAGAAATCCTTTAGCAATTCCTGGTTATAGAGCTATTAATTCAATGAGTCAAGGCAGAGGTGCATATGCAACTACTGCAAGAATGGCAAGTGACCAAGACATGCTTAGTAGATTAGCTCAAGGTTCTATGGGTGGTGGAGTAAAAAACCCTATGCCTCAAGGTGTTGTTACACCACCAAGTGTTCCAAGATTAGCAGCACAAACACCAAGTACTATAGCACAACAAAGAGCTGGTTCATTTCTTGTAAGAAGTACAAGTGGAACTCAACAAACAGTACGACCAGTTGATAATACAACTTTTAAAAATTTATTTAATCAAGGTAGAATAGTAGGACCAGATAATCAAAATATATATACTTTTATAGGTGATGCAGTTTCACCTGCACAAACAAACTTATTAAGATTAACAGGTAATCAAATAGGTATTTTATAATAAGGTTTTTATATGGTTTATAGTGAACCACAATACGTAAAAGACCTTATAAATAAATATAGGTCTGAACCCAACATGTTTGACGATAGTCAACTTGATGTTTTACAACAAAAAGCTGACCAATATAATATTCCATTTAAACCTCTTAGAGATACTACAACATTAGGTTCTTTAGCTAGAAATTTTACTGGTGGTTTTGTACGTGGATTAGTACCACTAGTACCTCCTGATGACCAACCTAGAACTACTTATGAAGCAATAGCACAAAGTTTAGGACATTTAGCAGGTTTTGCACCATCTATATTAAGTGTGCCATTAAGAGGTGCAACTACAGTTGCTAAAGCTGGAAGTAAATTATTTGGACTTACTAAACTTACAGATAAGATTGATAATGTTAAAAAGTTAGCTCCTAACAATCAAGGTTTTATAGGTATGAAAACTGTAGCAACATTAGATAAAGTTGCTTTACCTATGATAGCATCTAGGTTTGCAAAAAAAGGAGTAGGTAAAGGAATAAGTAAATTAGAATTAGATACTTTAGAAACTTTTAAAAGGGGTGGTGCAGGATTAGCTATTACAGAAGAAGCTATTGGCTTAGGTGCAGCTAGTGTTGTTTCTAATGTATGGGCTGGACCAGATGAATATATTAATACATTTTTTGGTGGAGCAATAGCAGGTGGTGCATTTGGTGGGATTGGTAATTGGAATGCTATAGGAAGTAGATTTAAAAATATTAAAAATGAAACACAAAGAAAATCTGCAGAACAAGCTTTACGTGGAGCTTTAGGTGCAACATTTACAGGTTTACCTGCAACACTTAGAGATGAACCTATTGAAATGCAAATATATGAATATTTATTAGGTGGATTTTTTGGTTATAAATCAAGACCTGCACATGAAGCTGTAGGTGGAGCACATATAGCAGGTATGGATGCTACTAATAAATCATTAATGTTAAAGCCAGAATTAAGTAAAAACTTTGAAAACTTAAATAAACAAACACAAGAGTATGTGTTATCACAATCTACTAGAGAAGCTAGAAATTGGTTAGAAAGACATTCATATTTATTTGAAGGTTTGTCTATGCCAGATTTAATAAATAAAAGAGTTACATCTGTTAAGTTTAGACCTCAGCAAAAAGATATTGATAGAGCTTATAGAGATTTAGCATATGAAACTTACAATAAAGTAGTTGATAAGCTACCTAGTTTAGAAATAAATACAGAACTTATTGATGGTAGAACTCTTGATACAAGAGATGATGTATTTAATGATTATATCCCTACTGATATAAATATTAATAAACTTAGTAGAGAAATTTCAAGAGATCTAAAATCTTTAAGTAAATTAAAAGAATCAGAATATGATTTAAAAATTAAAGAAGATATTAATGAAACATTTAAAACTAGTGTATTTAATGCAGATGGTAGTAGACAAAAAGCAGGTAATGTAGAATTGTTTATTAACACATTAAAAAAGAATGAGTTATATGGAAACTTATTTAGTGCTGAGTATAAAAAACAAAATGGTATTAAAAAAGATTATGAAAAAGAATTAAGAAGATTATTTCATCAAGGTTCTGCTTTAGAGTATAAAACACAAGTATTTGATTGGACATCTAAAGATGCACATAGTCTTTATGAAATAGAACCTACTAGAGTAGAGAATGTTAAGTTAGGTGTAAAACAATTTATTCCTGGAACTATAATAGATTCTTTTGGTGGAGCTGACAGAGGTTTTAATTATCTTCATTATTTTAGAACAAAAGGCAG